AATAATTTTATATATTAATTAAAAATAAAAAAGTTTTAATTTTTTTAATTTTTTTTTTAGTTTTTTTTTTTTTTTTTTTAGTTATTATAATAGTATCAGTTTCAATACAAATAGTATTAATAGAACTTATAGTTTCTATAGATTCTATTTTATCTAACATTTATATAAATTTTATAAGTTATCTTTAATAACAAATAAAATTGAAAGTTTATATCATATTTAAAGTTTATGTATAAATCATGGTGTTTACTGAATCTATTGATTATCATGCTAATCATATTGGCGCTATCAGAATTAATAAAGATAGACTTATTGGTGAATGTAATGTTGATATTGAAATTACCGAAAAAAGATTTGGCGAATACCAAACTATTGAAATTTCTGGAAATAGTAAAAATATCCGCGAAGTAAAAAATAAATTGAATGAAATTATAGAAATAGCATCTTATGAATATCAACAGTTTCGTCAGCGTAAACAAAATAGAAATCGCACATCTAAACAATTTAATCCATCAGATATTAAACAAAATAGATTAATTAAACATAAACAAACAAAACAATACCATAATCCATTTGATGTTCTTGGTGTAGATGAAGATTTAAATGATGAAACAGATAACGAGTATAATAGCGAATATCCTAAATTACTAAAAAAATGTTTAACTAGTAATATATCTTGGGGTGATATGAGTGATGATGAATAGAATAGATGAATACTTAAATATATGTGTTTATAAAATTGATTTTAAATTTGTCCCCTCTTTTTTTTTATAAAATGACTACACTCGCTCAAATTGTTCAAAAATATTCTGATGATTCTGGTAAGAATATTATTATTCCAGATGATCAAAAAGATAAATTTAGTGAAGAATTAATGAATATTAGAAAATCATGTGGTTCTTCTAATAAAAAAACAAAATATAAAAAAGATCCAAATGCTCCAAAAAAACCAACCTCAGCATATATGATTTGGTTAAATAAAAATAGAGATACTATTAAAAATGATTATTTTAGTGATTATGCAGATATAACAGATTGGACTTTGGAATCTAAATGTAATTATTATGAATCTAAAGGACTGAAAATTCCTATTAAAGAAGGAAAACCTCTAGTTGTTACTTTAGTAACTGCAAAAGCAGGAGTTCTATGGAAAAGTATGACTGTTGAAGAGAAAGCACCATATGACGATTTGTTTAAAGAAGCAAAAGAAACATATGAAACTCTTAAAGCATCTTATGTACCATTAGAACCAGTTCTAGAATTTGAAATACCAGATGATTGGTGTGGACCACATTTTAATATGAAGATTGATAAAACAATTAAAGACGTTGATGGTAAAACTATTAAACAATTTAAATCATTTGATGAAGCACTAGAAAAAGCTATTAGTCTAGACACACAATGTTTTGGGATTACCCAAACTAAGCGTGGATTCTCTGTTAAAATTGGTGTAATGACTACATGTTCTTCATCAATCGCATCTTGGACTAAAAAAGATTTTGTTAATCCTATTAAGTCTAAAAAAGGTAGAGGTAGACCTAAATCTAAAGTAGAAGATTCTGATGATGAATCTAATACTGGAACTATGAATGAGGTATCTGATGCTGAAAATGAAAATGATGAAAATGATGATGCAGAAGAATGTGAAGTTGATGAAGTTGTCATCTATGGAGAAACATACTACAAGAGCGAAGATGGAACACTTTATGATCCAGAGACAAGTGAAGAAGTAGGAAAGTTGGTTGATGGTGAAATTGTTAAAGAATAAATAAATAAATAAAATTGATTATTAAATATTGTGAATTTTTTTATTATACTATCATGAAATTCAATCTTGATTTCTACAATATTAACAAAGAACTTAGTAATGGAGGATATAAATTATATAAACATCAAAAATTAGGTGTTAGATGGCTTCTTAAAACTGAAAAAAAATATAATGGAGGATTATTGGCTGATGAAATGGGGTTAGGAAAAACAATTCAAATAATATCAATGATGATAGCAAATCCATTATCATTAAATTTAATAGTATGTCCTGCGTCACTTATAACACAGTGGAAGACTGAAATACTTAAATTTGCTCCATCCATAATAGTAAATCCAGATATAGATAATATTGATATAACAAATCAAAATGTATTTATAATATCTTATAATAAATTGATAAGACCAAATAATTTTAGTTCATTAAAGTATGATAGATTAATTTGTGATGAAGCTCATTATTTTAGAAATAAAAAATCTAAAACTTTTAAAAAATTAGATAGTATTAAAAGTAAAGTACGTTGGGTTATAACTGGAACACCTATACAAAATTATATTAAAGACATGTATAGTATGTTTGAATTCCTAAGAAAAAAAGGAGAGTTAGAAGAGTTAATTCGTAAGTATATGCTAAGAAGAACTATTCAAGAAATTGATTTTAAACTACCAGATTTAATTCGTTCTATTAAATTTATTGGATCTTATAATACTAAATTTATGAATTTAATTGAAAATAATGATTACATGTTTCATTTAGAAAAAATATTAAGATTAAAACAGGCATGTATTATTCCAAGTCAAACACTCCAATCTATTAAAAAAAAATATTCTATAAAAGATGATATTAGTAAATTAAAATTATCCAAATTAAATACTATAATTTCTGATATTATTAATACACATAGATCTAATAAAACTATAATATTCTCATATTTTAGAACAGAAATTAATTATTTATATAAACGATTAAAAACACATCTTAATATTGACTATATTAATGGAAGCATTTCATCTATTAAGAAAAAAGATATTATTAATAATAAAGATTTAGATGTTCTTATTATTCAAATAAATGCTGGTGGAACAGGTCTTAATTTACAACATTATAATAATATTGTATTTACTGGTCCACAATGGAATCCAACATTAGAACAACAGGCAATTGCTAGATCATATCGTATAGGACAAACAAAAAATGTATATGTTAAACGATATATTTTAGGTAATATAGCAGACTATAGTATAGAGAAAAAAATTCTTAGGATCCAACGGAATAAATTAGAAATGATTAAAAAATATATACCATAAATTATTTATCTGACTATATATTAATGGAAAATGATAGTGTAACTAAAAAATTATTTTTTTTACTTGATACATTCAATAAATGTGCTAATACTATTAAATTAGATTATAGTATTGATGGTGGAACATTATTAGGTGCTGTTCGACATAAAAATTTAATACCTTGGGATGATGATTTAGATATTATGATTTTAAAAACAAAAATAAATGAATCAAAATTAAAGAAAATGTTTAAAATATTAGAAAAGAAAAATATAGGACATATTAAAAATGATTATGGATATAAACTTTTTTTTAATGATGGTAAAAAAATATCAGCTAATCCATGGATAGAACATATACGAAAATTCAAGAAAAAAAATCCAGATGTAAAAGGTAGAGCTAATATATCTAAACAAGCATCAAAAACATACAAAAAACCTAAATCTAAAAAAAAATTATATCAACCATATACATTTCCCTTTTTAGATATCTTATTTGTTAAAATAAAAAATAATAGGACACATTATAATAAAAATAATTGGGATAAATGTCATCATACTAAAAATAGTCTGTTACCACTTAAAACATATAAAATTAAATCATTAAAAGTAAAAGGACCAAATAATCCTAAAGGATATTTAGATGGATGTTATAATAAATGGGAAACTGAAGCATATAAAACATATGATCATAGTAATGAAAAAATAATTAAAAAAATTAAATTTAAACTATAATAATATTAATATTATTCGTTCATAAATAATATCCAATTTGTTATATTTATAATATTATTTATTAGTTTACTCAAATTCTAATGTAATAGAAAATTTGTGTTTATTTAAACTATTATTAGCAGAACACGACAATTCACGACGTTTTCTTCTTGATTTAGTATCAATTTTAGTTTCGTCTTTATATAAATCTATAGATTTTAATGAAATATCATTATTAAATAAATTAGATTTATTATTAGATAATGATGTTTTTTTACTTTTTTTTGTTTTTTCGTCGTGTCTTTTTATATTTAAATTCATATCTGAATCTATTTTTTCTAAATTTTCATTTATATAGTCTAAAATATTATTATCTATTGCCCATTTAAAAAAATTTAATTGTCCGACTGTTGTTGTAATATATTTATCAGTATTATAAAAAAAATTAATACGTTCTCTTCTACAAAAAGGATCAAAATTTTTTTTACTATAAGCTTTTAGTTGACTTTTATAATTTAAATAAATATTAAATTGATAATCCACATATTCATATTTAGATTTTTTTGTTTTTTGTTCAAATTTATTTTTAGGATTTGTGTTAGTTACTAATTTTTTTTTTTTATTATATAAAATAATATTATTTTTTTTAGTATAGTTAGTCACAAACCAATCAATTATACGTAGTGATAATTTAGTTTCACCATTAATAATAGGTAGTAATATATCCATTATAGAATGCGTATAAAAAATTTTAAGTCTATCCAGTATAAGATCTTGTCTATTTGATAATTTAAATGATGTCTTAGTTTTTTTTAAGTCCATAATATAAAATATTTTTAATTATTCTTTAAATCATTTTTAGTTAGTTAATCTTTATTTTGTTTAATTAATTTTAATAATTGATAATTTTGAAATCTAATCATATTAGATAAACTATCTACAATTTTACTATCTATTTTCAATGTATTATCAAATTCTTTCAATGTATTATCAAATTCTTTCAATGTATTATCAAATTCTTTCAATGTATTATCAAATTCTTTAAATGTATTATCAAATTCTTTCAATGTATCCATTTAATATTTAATAAAATATTAAGTTTAACAATCAATTTTATTGATAATATTATTTTGCTTTATTCCTAAAAATTCAGGTTTATTAATATTAAATGTATAAACAAAATTATTATCATCAACTAAATAATTTTTTCCATCTAAAACTTCAACATGTGTAGCAATAAAATCATTTAATTTATCTTTTTTTTTTCTTCCTCTTACTTTAGATTCTTTTAATTTAAATGGTTGATCTATTCTTCCATATGGTAATTTATTTTCATGACTTTTACAATACTCACTATGCTCTCTTTTACCTCGCGTACATTGTTTACCATCTAATTTTCTTCCCATACATTGAAATTCAAATGGTAAAATACGACGATTTCTTTTTTTAACACCAAATTTAGAACCAATTTTAGAAATATCATTGGAATATTTTTTAAGGATTATTTCAGAATCAAGATTATTATCATAACATATTTTTTCTAATATTTTATTTAATTCAACATTAATTAATTTAAATAAATCATTTGGAATAATAGGAGTTATTTCCACTAAATTAATATCTTTTTCATTCATTTAAATATATTATTTTTTTAATATTTAAATCAATTTTTTTTTCTCAATGATTTCTTTAAATAATAATTACAATTAAAATAATTACAATTAAAATAATTACAATTAAAATAATATCTTATTTAATTATATAATATGATAGAGTTATTAGACCAAATTTTTACTGATTTAATTGTACTATTAAAAATTAATAAAGCACCCAAACAAACAATGACTTATGTTATGAATTTAAGAACTAAAATAAAAACAAATAAAATAGATAAAGAACTGATTGAAACTATGATTAAAAATATTCACCCCCTTATTATTAAAATTATGTTACCACAATTATTAACACAATTAAAACTAAATCAAACATTACCTATATTATATGGAGGTAGCCTGGGGGGGGACCTCGATATATTATCCATTGCTAGTCAATTAATTAAACGGGCGGTTAAATATACATTCCTTCCACCACTAAATCTTGATAACGCACAACCAGATGAACCTCTCAGAATAACATATGTTCCTAATGTAAATAATGCCCCCCCTCCGATCAGTACTTCATCTAACATAATAGTTGGTTTTATAGTATCAATATTTTTCTTAGTCGGTATTTTTATTATTATTGCGACGATTACAGGAATGACTAACATAATCACAGGTATCAAAAGAATATTTAATATTAGAAGTTCAAATAATCAAAATGGTCCAAATGACCCAAATAATCCAACCACAAACGACTCAAATAATCAAAATGGTCCAAATAATCCAACCACAAACGACTCAAATAATCAAAATGGTCCAAATGGTCCAAATAATCAAAATGGTCCAAATGGTCCAAATAATCAAAATGGTTCATATGGTCTAAATGACCTAAATGATCCAAATGAACCAAATAATCAAAATGGTCCAAATGGTCCAAATGGTCCAAATGGTCCAAATGATCCAACCAGGAAAAAAAGAAACAGAAATAATACTAATAATAATAATAATAATAATAATAATAATAATATTAATAATAGACGACCTAGAAAAAAAAGCAAAAAAAACAAAAAAAGCAACAATACGTCATTATCTTTAAGAGGAATTAAAAAACAAACTAAACAAACTAAACAAATTCAAAAATTTTATAAACAAATTATAAAAATAGTAAAAACGATTGAAACACAATTAACAGAAAAGATGAATAAAGCAAGTTCAACACCTATTATATTAACTATGACTAATTTTATAAAAGAAAAAATAGATAATGATATTGATGTTGATAGTGAATTTATTGATTCTGTAATGGAATTGTTAGATGGATTATCTGATAGTAATAACCCTATTATAGAAGAATTAAAACGTACAATAAATGAAATGAAGAAAAGCAAACAATCCGACCAAGAAACAGGCGAATTAACTATTGAAGAACTTAAATTAAAAATAGAAGAATTGGAATTAGAAAAAAGCTTAGGAGTTGAAGATACTGAAGGAAAATTATCAGAATTACAAAATGCGTTAAATGTTAAAATTGTTGAATTATCACTTACATCTGAACAACTGGCTGCCAAACAAAATAATGCTAACCAATTAAACGAAGCACTAAATAATCTTCAGAAAAAATATAATGCAGAAATACAACTACAAGTTATAGATAACTTAAAAATTAGACAAAAATTATCTAAAGGTATTACTAATAAAGCTATGCTTAGAGGTAAGGCAAAATACCATAGTGAGAATTATAAAAAAATTATTTCTGAAGCACAACTTAATGCAGAAAAAGCAAAACAACAACGAAACAAAATACAACAAAAATATAATAAATTAATTCAACAACAAGTTGTAGATAAAATAGCAAAGATGGTTAATAAAAAAAAAAGAACACAACAAAATGCAATCAGAAAATGGAAAAATTCTGTTTCTAAGAAAAAAAATATTAGAAATAGGTTAGCTGAACGTGTATCTAAAAGATCATTGATAAAGGGTCTAACACAGAGAGTAAATAATTCACAAAAAGATGTATACGAATTATCAAATGGTATTCTAAAGATGCACGATCATCATATAAATTTACGAAAAACAGACAGAAGAAAATTTAATGCTATACAAAGTGCTAGAAATGCGACTTCAAAATACGCTAAAAAATTAAGAAAAAGATTAAGTAATAAAAAACTCGCTAAAAAGGCGGCGTCAAATTTTATCGCAAAACACACTAAAACATTAAGTAATAAAAAAATAAATAATCTAAAAAGAACACAAAGAAAACAAAGTGCTAAAAAGGCGGCGTCAAATTTTATCGCAAAACACACTAAAACATTAAGTAATAAAAAAATAAATAGTCTAAAAAGAACACAACGCGCTAGAAATGCGGCGTCAAAATTTATCGTATCGTCCATAATAAAACAAAGTAATATAAAACATGAGGAATTAATGAATAAATATGCTAAATTATCTGAAAATAATGATTTTATTAATAGAGAATCATCAGATTTAAAGAAAGACCTTTTAGAATTAGATACATTATTAACAGATCAAGAATCTGAATTAAATACTAAAGATGAAACAATAAAAGAAATGCACAAAAAAATATTAAGTTTAGAAAGTAAATCAAACTCTCAACGAGAAGAAGTGCAGGATTCGTTAACCAAGATAGAAGAAACTAAATTAAAAATGAAGAGGTTAGAACAAACAATAGTTACGATTAGAAAAAAAAATGATGAATTAAGAAAAGAAAAAGATAATGCTAATTCAACACAAAAAAATACAACTTTAGAAATTACCACAAGAAAAATTCAAAAAAATATTGATAAAATAAAAGAATTAGAAGCAGAATTACAAAATCAAATAGCATTACATAATTCAGCAGCAGAAAATGCTAATGAGGAATTAACAAGATTGAGTAGCAACAATATAATATTAAGAAACTTAATAGACCAATTAAGAGCCGAAATAGAATTAAAAGATGCTATCAGAAATGCTAATAATAATATTGTACCAAAATCATCTACAGAGATTGGTGTTGGTACAAATGTAATGACTTCAGCAATAGGTACACAAACAGAAGAAGAAAAAAGTATAGAAAGAAATAGTGAGTATTTAATAAGAAAAATTCACGAATTTGGTAAATTATTATTATATTATGAAGCAAATTCTGAGAAAATACATCTTCTAATAAAAAAGATGAATGAATTACTAAAAAAATATGATCAGGAGGGAAAAACTAAACTAATTATTCCCCATATTAAAGAAATAATAATATTACGAAAGATGCATAAATTTGATAAAAATAATTTTTTATTAAATTTAAATACTAAACAAATTAATGCGATTTTAAATCAATTAAAAAAAAATTTTTATAATTTATCTGACGAACAGAATGAACAATTTAAACAATCATTTCAAGATTTATATGGAAGTTTTAATTCTATGATACCAAAATTTGCTATTGTTAAAGAATTTGATAAATTACATAATATATTAGACGAAATAGAAATTGAATTATAAATTATTGTTGAGAACAATTTACCACATTTTCATCAGAAGTATGATGTAAATGTTCAGTATCATTATCACTATCTGAATCAATATTATTTGATTCATTATAATCTACAACAATAGATTCTATTACATTATTTTTATTTATTATAGTATTATTTACTGGAAGTAATTTTTTTAAATAAGTTTTTCTTTGTTCAGATAATTTATTTGGAAAAACAATCTCAAATTCTATTATTAAATCATTATTTTGATCCATACCTTCTCCTATAATTTTTTGTTTCATTCCAGGATGAATAACTTTTGTTAATGAAACTAAAAGTTCCCTATTATCCATATGTTTTACTAAAAATTCAACATTACATAAAGCTTCAGATAATATTATTTTTTTCTTCATAGTTAAATTATTTTTATCTCTAGAAAATATAGGATGTTCTTCAACCATAATATCTAATATTAAATCACCTACTATATTAGTACCAATAGTTTCATCTCCACCATTTTTAACCACAATTTTACTACCAGTTTGGATATTTTTGGTTAATTCTATTTTTATATTTGTATCTTTAATAATATATTTATTACCATTACATTTTTTACATAATTCATTTGGTTTAATTATTTTACCCTTTCCATTACATTTATAACATTGAGTAGTTGATTGCGAAATCATACCAGGTCCAATTTGAACTACTTTAGTTATATGACCTTTTCCTTCACAACTATCACAATTTAATATAGATGATTTATACATTCCACCTGTTCCATCACAATCATCGCAAACACACTTTTTTTTAAAATTAAAATTTAATGATGTTTCATTATAAATATCATCCAATTTTACTGGAACACGTTCAAGTCTATTTTTTACTCTAACAGAACGTTCATTTCTTGGAAACATATTTCCAAACATACCACCCATACCACCCATACCACCCATACCACCCATACCTTCAAAATTAGAACTTTGTGATTGTGATTCATTACCAAACATACTTGAAAATATATCAAATGGATTAATATTAGGTCCTCCCATATTTTTAACTGCATCTAAACCAAATTTATCATAATTATTACGTTTTTCTTTATCACTAAGTATATCATAAGCAGCTGATATTTCTTTAAATTTATTCTCAGCCTCTTTATTATCTGGATTTCTATCCGGATGATATTTTAATGCTAATTTTCTATATGATTTTTTAATTTCTTGGTCTAAAGCAGTAGGTTTTACTTCTAATACCTCATATAATTTAGTATCTTTTGATGTATTATTAAAAAACATTATTAAATTTAATAATATTAATAAACTTTAAATAAAAATAAAATTAGAATTATAATTTAATCATTATAGTAAAAACTACACTTATTAAAAGACATATTTTGAATATTTTTTTTTTGTTTATCATATTGACCACCAATATTTGATATAAATGTAGGATAGTATTTATTATTATGTTTATACATACTACATTCGGATTTATCATAATGATAATTATCAGAACCAGGGTTTGGTTCTAAACCAAATGATACACCATATACTTTTTTATTATTATTATTATAAGATTTTACTAATTTACCTGTAGTTATATCTTGACAATGAAATTTTAATCCTCTCATACCTTCATTATCATACATTCCTTCTACTTTATATATAGCTGAATTTTTAGGACAAGAAAAATTATGTTTTTCTATACCTTTAGATTGATTATTATAATCTCCTAGAGTACCAGCATTTATATTATTAGATGTAGAACCAAAATTACCTATATTATGTTTATGTTTTTTATGAGTTTTATTCCTATCATATAAATATTGAATGGCAATAACTTTATTTGTATTCTTATTATAATTTACCATAACACCTATTATAGGTTTATCATTATTATTTGTTTTATTTTTTTGTTCAGCAGATATATTGTTTAATCCAAACCTTCTACAATATTGTTCATTATTACATGAAATTCCTATAATATTATTAGTTATATTTCCACCATTATTAATATCATTTTTACTATTAATATTATACCACCCTTTTTTCATTTTTTCTAATTTATCAAAATCTATTATAGTATCTTCATCATCTTCTATAATTTCCTTTTTAAATATTTTTTTATCTCTAACAAAATTACCTATTTTTCGTGTAGAAATATCACAATTATCATTTTTTCCTGGTATACCTCTAGTTCCTCGTTTACCACTTTTACCTTTAGCGCCTTTTTTAGATTTAATGTATTTATAGTATGTCTTATAAAATAAAAATATACCTAAATTAAATATAAAAAATAGTAGTAAAATATTTAATACCATATTTAAATATGGATCTGTATTGCTTTTATCAAAATGAAGTTTTAAAAAATGAGAAAAAAATATACTAATAAATAGTATTAATATTGATATAGATCTATATGTTTTCCAACTTATATTAGAAAATTGAAAATCCTTTTGTTCTTCTATTTTATTATTTTCTATGTTTAATTGTGGCATTTTATTAAATTCATTAACTAAATCATTTTTAACTTCAGTTTTAATTCTAGCAAACTCTTGACTTATATTAGAAAAATCAATATTTTCATCCATTAATAATAAAATATATTTTATTTTATTATTTATGTATTTCTACAACATATACTATATCCATTAGATAAATTACCTGATTTTTCCCAATCATTAGGACATCTTGGAGGTTCTAAATGTTTATCAATTAAACATATATTCTTATTTTCTATACTATTTGGATTTTCATCAGATAATTCTGCTAATCTATATAAATTTAAATGTTTAAAATTATCATTTCCTTCTATATTTATATCCAAATTTTGTTTAGTTTGTATATTATCACCCAATTGTGAAAGATAAAGTTTATTATTATTTATATATGGGTCATTAATCTTTTTATTACTACAACATAATTTATATTTACTACTTTCATCTAATAATTCATCGTTATATAATTCTTTATTTAAACAATCTTCACCAGAACAATTACATTCTTTTTCATTAGAAGTAATAAAACATAATCCATGTCTAGAATTATTATCTTTATATGTTATTATTTCACTACCTGATAAATAATCTTCTGATGGAGCCTCAGGACATCGCTGTCCATCATTATCCATATCTATAGTTTTCATTTTTTTAGATAGTTCTGTTTCTTGTATTACTACTTTTTCTTTAATAGAAGCACCTTGTAAAATATTTGGTTTAGATATAAAACTATCATTTTTAAATTTAGATATATAAGTGTCAAAATGTTCATCTAATAATTGATAATTCATACATACTATTTGACATCCGGTATCCCATAAATATGTTGGATTATAATTTTTAGTATATAAATCAGTAATTGATGCGGATTCAATCGGTGTTACTATAGTTAAATTATTTTTATTATAATTTTTTAATGTTTGACCATCTATTTTTATTACATCAGGATTAAATGTATTGGGATCTAATGATTCATAACTTATTTTTTTTAAACTTTCTTTATTCCAAGAATAATTTACAAATTCTTCCAAATCAGAATGTTGATAACCATTACTAGTAAATATTAATAATTTTCTTTTTAAATATTTAATTGGAACTTGACCTATATTTACCTTACCATAAGTATATTTATTCGATAATAAGTATCGTCTTAAATGAGTATAAATATTATTGCGAATTTTATTTAAACATGTTAAATTTCCATTTACATTTAAATTTAACATAAGTATAAATGGATCTTCAAAATTATTTACATATCCAGCATTAAAACATATTGTAGATATTAATTTACATAAATCTTCAAATGGAACTGTATTTAATGATAATTTCCATTGTCCTTCTTTTATTCCACTAGATATTACTGGGTTTGCTTCTATTCCCATACTATCATTAAACAAATCAACATATATACTTCTTACACCATTAGTTATAATTTTTTCCGTAATAGATAAATCTATATAATTAAAAAATTGGTTATTCCCCATATAAGGTCTAAAAGCACTAGCAATATAAAAATCACATAATTTTAAATCACGTTCTTTATTTAATTTTGAAGTAACTATAACATAGTCATCAATTGGTTTCATATCATATAATATTTTTGAAATTTTATATGATTTTGATATTGTATACGCAATATAAATAGAAATAAATAGTATTATTGATAATATTATAAGATTTCTATATTTTAATACTTCATTCATTTTAGAGTTTTGTAATGTTCTAGGTATGACCGATGTATTCATCATTAATATTTAAACACATATTAATTTTAAAATTAATTAATATTTATTTTTAAGTTTTTATTTAAAATTATATATTTATATAATTATAAATGACTGAAATAATTGAACCAATATTATCTGATGAAAATCATAGATATACTTTATTTCCTATAGGATATAAAGAATTATTTAATTTATATAAAAAAGCTTTAGCATCATTTTGGACACCAGAAGAAATTGATCTATCAAAAGATATGAATGATTGGAAAAAACTTAGACCAGAAGAACAACATTTTATTAAAAATATATTAGCATTTTTTGCTGGAAGTGATGGAATAGTTCTTGAAAACTTAGCTGTTCGATTTATGAATGATATTAAAATACCAGAAGCAGCTTGTTTTTATGGATTTCAAATAGCTATGGAAAATATTCATTCTGAAACATATTCATTATTAATTGATACCTATATTAAAGGTAATGACGAAAAACATCATTTATTTAACGCTATTGATACTATTCCTTCTGTAGCTAAAAAAGCTGATTGGGCTATTAAATGGATTAATGATAAAGAATCCAGTTTTGCTAAACGTGTTATTGCTTTTGCTATAGTTGAAGGTATATTTTTTTCAGGAAGTTTTTGTGCTATCTTTTGGCTTAAGAAACGTGGGTTAATGCCAGGTTTAACATCAAGTAATGAATTAATTAGTCGTGATGAAGGAATGCATACAGACTTTGCTGTAGCAATTTATTCTCTTTTAGAAAATAAATTGGATTTTGAGACAATAAAAAAAATAATAGAAGAAGCAGTAAATATTGAAAAAGAGTTTATTATTGATTCAATTCCATGTAAATTAATTGGAATGAATTCAGAATTAATGGGTCAATATATAGAATTTGTAGCTGATAGATTATGTTTACAATTAGGATATGAAAAAATATATGGTGTTTCAAATCCATTTGATTTTATGGAAATGATTTCATTAGAAGGAAAAACTAATTTTTTTGAAAAAAGAGTCATGGATTATTCTAAAGCTAATATTGGATCACAAAATATAAATGTTCATAATTTTGATCTTAATGCCGATTTTTAAAAATAACTAAAATAATTATCATTTGTTATATTTTCTAGATTTTTTTATTTTTTTTACTTCTTTATGTTGTGCCTTTAATTTTCCAATTAATTTTTTGTTACCTTTATTTAATTTTAATTGTGTTTTTGGAATATGTTGTTGAGTTGTTATCATTAAATTTTCTTTACCTCCACTTTCTCCTAATTCGAATAGTCCCATATTTTTACTTATAATAGTACCTTCGTCTTTTTTATTAAAACATTTTAAAAATTTTTGACCTGATAAACCTTTACATTTAAAATAATTTATTTTATCTAAATATATCTCAGGTGCGTCTTTATAGTATTGTTGAAAATAACGATTATGATTATATGTTTTTTTTGCTAAAGGTTTTTTAGGATTAAAATTAGGTGAAGTTATCGATCCAATTAATGTAATTTCCCTATATTTGACTGTTTTTAATGAATTAAACAACAATGGTGATAATGAATCTTTAGGCATATTTCCTTCATTTGCTTGTAAAATAGTTGTTTCTTCTAACCAATTTAGTGGTTTAGATAAATATGATAATATAGATGTATTTGTTCCTCCATATGGGGTTAAGTTTATATTATAATCACCAATGAATTGATTTGCAGATCTAGTTATAGGATTAATATTTTTATTTAATTTTTTCCATTCATACATAACTTGTTCAATTCTAGGAGATAATTTATCATTTAAATCTACATCTAATGGTGGTTTATATGTTAACCAATCTATAGGATTCGGTAAATGTAAATAATCAGCATTTCGTACAACTAATGATCCTGATGGTAATACAGTTACAGCCATAGCGTGACCAGGATATACTATAACACCACTAATAACATCATTTTCTTTTATCAATTGTTTTTGTAAGGCATAATTTCTATCTTCTACTAATTTTAGATGAATTATATCAAACATTTCTTGTGTAGAAACATCTATATTTGTTTGATTTAATATATTGGTTGTACCAAAAATATCTTCTGGTATTCCAAATATAGTTGTTGCTATTGATACAGAAAGTACAGCAGCATAAGGAAAACCCATTCCAACTGCACTACCAGGATGAAGTGTATCTATTTTAAGTTTTTTATTATTTTTGTTTGTGAATTTTGGATGTATTCTTGAATCTTCAAGTCCTAAATTAAGATAATATTTTAGATGTTTAAATTTAGTATTAGTATTATTATTAGTATTACTTATATCTTTAATTTCTTTAATTTCCTCAGTTAGTTTCGAAACATCTGCTATATTCATTAATAAACTACTATATTCATGATCGTTTAATAATCCAGCTGATACTGCAGACTGTACCGCACAATAACCAGTTACATATGTATGTGATGGATTATTAGTATTTAGTTGCCAATTATATGTAAGTTCATGCTGTTCTTTATAAGTTAATGGATCTTTACCTATACCAACTGTATTATGTATTTCTTCTACAAAATCATCAAATGGAATTCCTACTGAGGCTACTTGTGCTTCAGCAGTTCTCATAGATGTTAACATAATCATTAATAAAGTTCCAGCTATTTTAAATTTTGATATCATACCTCTAATTATAGATATTTGTTTGAAGTTGGATTTTTTTGTTTTTTTATGTTGAAGACTTTTTCTATGACGTTTTTTCTTTTTACCCTTAGTTTGTTTTTTCTTTTTACCCTTAGTTTTTTTTTTTTTTTTTTCACCATTTTTTTTTTTTTTT